ACGGCATCATAGAAGCTTTAGAAAATGCTTTTGGGAAGCAATTGTGGCTCTCAGAGCAGTCTTTTGGTCATCCGCTAGGGTATGGTGGCAAGTGTGACTTGATGGCTAGGGCGGGCTTTGTAGTCGATTTTAAGACCAAAGAAACCGACTTAGATAAGGTGGATGTGTACTTTGAGCATGAGATGCAGTTAGCCGCCTACCGAGAGGGTCTAGGAGTACCCAGCGCACGGTGCGCTATCGTCTTTGTCAATGCCCTGACCAATCAGGTCAAACTCATTGAAATTGAGCAGGATCGGCTTCAAAAGGGCTGGGAATGCTTTGAGCATTTGTTACGGGTTTACCAAATCAAGAACGGCTTATAATCAAAGTTCCTTCACGGGAACGGGGGAAAGCGCAAGCGAGTACCCCACTTATTTAAGGGCGTTAAGCCGCCAAAGTAGGATGCAGTAATTAGGGAATTTTGCGGCTTTCTGCCCTATTGCTAGTAACTGCTAAATACTGCCCTGTTGTTTTTCTCCAAAACATAGGGTTTGTCCTAATAAAAATACCTTGCATTGTTAAGATTACTTAACTTATACTGTCATTACTGCATCGGGCAGTGAGATAGAAAAGGAGAATCAAATGCAAGTTTTAGACCTACAAATTACCAAAGTTGACCAATTAGGTATGCTCTTGGCACAGATTGCTGACCTAGAAGCACAGGCAGAAGCACTCAAGACCGAACTCAAGCAAGAAGAAGGACACATCGAGGGTAACCTCTACAAAGCGTGTGTGACCTTATCCCAGCGCAAGACCGTAGATAACAAGGCTGTGTACGCAGAAGCCAATGTACCTGCCGAATTAATCGAGAAACACACCAAGACCACCGCAGTTATTACCCTCAAAGTTACAGCCCGTTAATCAACGCCCCTTCGGGGGCAGAAAGGTTTTTATGAAGTATGTTTTGTTGCTAAGTACGCTAAGTCTTACCGCCTGTAGTTCGTTTGAACCACCCAATGTTAGCCTAGAAACTGACAAACAGGCGTATCACATGACACGGGCGCAAGTAATTCTAGGAATTAATGAGTGTGAGGATGCTGGCACACGCCCCGTAGTCATTACCGCCAAGCGCAGGATCAACGGTGTTACGACCGATGTACCTGTTGAGGTTACCTGCAATCCCCGTTATCGTATCTTTCAATAAGGAGTCATCATGCTACAGAGTGAACAAGATGCAGAACGCTTTTATGAAGCCCAGCGCAAGTTTAATGACCGTCAGCGCATGATCGATAAGGGTTGGGGTGACCTAGAGGCGTACAACGCTTTAAGAGCCTCAGAAAAGAAGAAGGAGCGTATCGAGTCGATCCGTATGTTCCTCTTGGGTGGTTTGGCGGCAATCCTTTTTTGTGTAGTGTTCTTCGGGACTAACTACCTGATGCACGGTTATGTAATATGAATAAACCAGTAGCGTGGATTTCACAAGATGTTTTGGATGCAGACCATATTATTAAAGCCGTAGTGCGTAGAGAACAGGATGAGCAACATACTATTCCACTCTATACCCATCCAGTAAAAGAACTAACGCTAACAGATGATGAGGTTATGGAATTATGGAATCAAGCATCTAGTCATCCAGCAGAATTTGCTAGAGCAATACTAAGAAAGGCTCAAGAACAATGAACGCATACGAATTAGCTGATGAATTGGCTTTTAAACATATAGCTGGTGATGATAGTGGTGCATTTAGTAGCAAGATAATTACCATGCTACGCCAGCAACAAGCTGAAATAGAAGAACTTGAAACAGGGTTAAAAAATGTTTGGAAAGTAGTTAAAGGCAAACAAACTGAAATAGACCGACTGAACTATGACATGGAAGGGTTCAAGCAGAACTTTTTTGTTAGCGGATTTCACTTGCAAATAAAAATGGCAAATGAGCAATTGTTAAAACAGCAAGAACAAATAGATGCGTTAAAAAGCGAATTAGATAGGGCTGTAGAACTTTACACGGATAAATCTATAGAGAACGAGGCATTGAAAGAACTACTTGCTAATGAAGGTATTGTTGTAGGGCATGATTACTTGAATGATTGCATTGCAACAATGAGAAAGGCACAAGAGTGAAATATAAGCCCTTTGACCAACGCCTTCACGATGAGTGCGATCCACCCGCCCGTGAAGCGGTCGCTAGGTGGCTTAAAAACCTTTGGTATATAGAAGCTACCCCCAACCCTGATAAGTACGCTGTAGACCTTGTATTAAGCCGTAAGGGTGAGAATATTGGGTACGCTGAGGTAGAGGTCAGGGATTGGGAGTTTTGCCCGTTTAACACGATCCACATCGCCCAAAGGAAGGAGAAGCTGTTTACCCATCCTAGAACCACGATGTATGTAGTTAACCGCCCGTTGACCCACGCTTACTGGATCAGGGCAAATAAGATCAAGGAATGCCCGCTAATTGAAGTACCGAACAGGGCAGTCGCTAAGGATGAATACTTTTACGATGTCCCCAAGGACTTGTGGAAAATCGTAGACCTGACCGAACTGTTTTAGGCGTAGGGTCTAGTACCGCTACGGTCAATGATTAGTGCTTGCTTGCGAGGATTATCCCCAGCAACACTAGGAATACTAATATGTGTCCAACGGTCAAATTCTCGAATAATTTGGTCATAACCAATCCCCGATGCAATAACAGCCTTAACGACTTCATCGGGGGTCATGCTGGGTACTCGTATGTCTGCCGCACAACCAATCCGATGCTGACTTTTGTCAGATGATCCTACCGCATCATTCACGGCTTTGCAACGAAAAGCCGAGTTGACCATCACGGGCTTGTTACCCAAGACAGACTTTACTTCCTCAAGGAAGGCGGCTAGGCGCACAAGGTTAGCCATCTCGGTAGCGTTTGGCGTATTGTCAAACTGCCGATGATCGGTATGGGTCAGTTCGTCTAAGGTGAAGTGTTCGCTGAGGTTCATTTTTTGAGCATCCCTTTCATTTCTTCGGTCTTGTCTTTAGAACCCTGACTAGACCCAAAGTAAAACGATAAGACTTGCCCTGCCGCACTTGTTATAAACCCTAGGGCAAAAATGATGATTTGTTGTTGATCTTGTGGGGTATTAACAAACATCAAGACCCCGATCAGGGTAAAGGCTAGTCCTACCACGCCTAGGGCTAGGACAGGTACTACGACTTTATCAAGCTTTGTAGCGTACTCTGAGGTAGCGACTTGGGCGTATGCTTTACGGGCAGAATCACGGTCTGCAATCTCTAATTTAGCGTACTCAAGGTCAAGTTCTTTGAGTTTCATGGTCATCTCAGGATTGCCCGTAAGAGCCTTTGTAACGCCCTCTATGGTGTCATCAGGGATACCTAGCTTAGATGCTATCCAACCGACTGCCGCACCCCCTGCTGGCCCTGCTACCGCTGTTGCTAAGACTGGCGCAACGCCTTTGAGTATTCCTAGTAGCGCATCCATGTATCAATCCCCAATGAAATAAGAACCATCATTAGCATCCAAAGAATTATCTTCATTTATGACCCCACACTAAAAAATAAGCGATATATCCAGCTACTACAAAACACCAAAATTGCGCTACTCTTGCACGATTTAGGTCTTTATCAAATGCCTTTTGAAACTCTTTGTCCTGCTTTTCTAGCTTGGCTTTTAGTGCTTCGACTTCAGCCCAGCGTTTACCGTACTTCTTTAAAAAGTCTGCCCGTATCTTTGCTTCTTCTCGCCTGACCTGCTCCTCATGCTCCCATTGGATTAGGACTCGTTTGAGGAATAGTTCCTTGCGTACCTCGTTCTCTCTAAGTTCCCTGCGCCTGTCAAGGTTACGCTGTTGCGCTACATCGGAAGCTTCTTTTTGAACATCCGCAATACTTTTAGATAGTTCTTTACTAACATCCCGACTTGCGTTTAGGGAACTACTGAGGGACTTTGCGCCTTCTAGTAAACCATCCGACACATTGATAACCTACCTGTTACCAAGCCAATGTGCGATAAAACCCACGAGTGAACTAAAAGCTGATACAAACCCCATACCGACCCAAAAACCGCCCCTAGAACGA